TTAAATATTTAACGAGTTCATATAACTTCTGATATTTTCCATTCCTTCTTGAGTGGCATGAGTATAATGTTCAGTCATTTCTACACTGTTATGTCCCATAACTGCTTCCACATCAGTTCTTTCTTGATTCTTGTTAAGAGTAGCATAAGTATGTCTAAAACCGTGAATCGTGATCTTTTTAAGTGATTTATCGGCGTTGTAAACTGCTTGTAGCCATCTATCAGGTTTTGAAAGATTAACGTAATTACTACTAATGCCATGAAAAATGATAGGGCATATAATTTTTTGCTGTTTTCGATATTCTTTAAGAACAGTAATCATATGTTCAGTAAGTGGAATTGGCCGATTTGAAGTTAAACTTTTAGGTGTTTGAACAATTAATTTATTATCCATTCCTAAAGCTAAAGTTTTTGTGATGGAAACAGTTTTGGCTTTCCAATCAATATCGGACCAAGTTAAAGCTAATGCTTCGGATTTTCTAATTCCTGAAGTAGCGAGCAAGAGAAAATAAGTATAGCTACGATAATTTTGTTTTTCTGCAACTTTCAAAAATTGCTTTAGTTGGTCTAAAGTATAGAAATTTTTTTGAATATTTCTACGACGTCTTTTTGTCTTTCGAGGAATAATAACTGCATTAACTGGATTATATATTTTTTGACAATATCTTAATGCAGCCCCATAATCATAAATTTGACTAAATCGATTAATGACTTCTTTGTACTTAACTAAATTTTTATAAAGTGAGTTAACCCAAGACTGAAATTTGGCAGTATCAATTTGATCTATATACTCATTCCCAAACCATGGCTTGATATGCACCTTATAATTAATCGCTGTTTTATTAGCTGTAGATTGTTTAACGGTCTCTTTATAGGCTTCAAACCATACCTTATAAACTTCATCTACTGTATGTTGTTTAGGCTTAATATAGCCTTTAACGCCTTTAGCGATAAACTCATCATAAACTTCTTTCGCTTCATTATAAGTAGCAAATTTCCTTTTAGTGATTTGGATAGGTTGCCCAGTTACAGGATCTTTACCTAAATAAGCATGGAACATGTAACGAACATCACCATTTTTTAATTTATATTGTTTTATGTGTTTATTCCTTTTAGGCATAATAAAAACCTCCTATTTTGGCATCGCTAAAAGTCTGCTAAAATAGGAGATAGCAGAACTATTTGGCGATGGTTTTGTTAATATTTTTAAACATTCATTTGAGCTATTGGCGTAGCTCGTTTCCTTATCCCACTGATGTTGGCGCATCGGTGGGATTTTTTGTTTAATTATTTTTCAGTTTTTGCTTCAGCATTTTTAGCTGGATGTTGCAACATAGTAAATACAGTCGCAATAATTAATACAACTAGTGCAGGAAAAGCAAGAGCTGCGGTTAAACCGAATAGCGCACTTCCGATGATTCCAAGAATTGGGCCTACAATTGAAATATTAGATTTCTTTGATTGAACTAGAGCAATTATATTTAAAATTACGCCTGCCCAAGCCATAACATAGAAAAATGTTCCTGTACCATTAGTTAAATTGCTTCCAGAAAATGCATCTGAAAATGCAGTTCCAAAAATTACTGGCCAAGATACAGCAAATAATACACAGTTTATAATATCTAAAATTCCAGTCCACATATTAATTTTTAATTTCATTGTAAATATTTCTCCTATACTTCTATTTTATTGAACATTAACTTTAAATTTTGCAGATTTATCTAATGACACTAAAGGTTTGAATTGTAGTTCAAAATCTCCCATTTTATCTGTTCCAAAGCCTGTAGTTACATCAGATTCTTTTCCTGGAGCAATAGAATCTACTGTGGTGTTACTAATTGGATAAGTTTTCAATTTGTTATTATCGGGACCATAGGCATCTAAGTCAGTCCCAATAGGTAAATCTTGTTTACCATCATTTTTAACATGGTAAACAACTTTAATAACATTAGCTGGTTTACTGTCTTCAAACTCATTTCTTTCATCAGTTTTTTCTACTGATTTAAGAGTATATTCTACATCTCCAACTTTTACAGTTTCACCAAGTTTGTAGTACTTAATTTCACTCTTCTTTTTAGAAGACTTTTCCACTTTGGTACCACCATTACCAGTATTATCTGCACTACAGCCAGTAGCAAATAAAACTATAACAGATGCAGCTCCTAAAATTGTAATTATTCTTTTTCTCATCTCTTTTAACCTCCTGAGAATACATTTATTTTTAGTTTAATGTCATTTCGGACACTTAGCTTAAAATCCAATCTTCCTGAGAATCAGGCACAAGATAAAAATATTTTTTGGGAATACAGAAAATTTGTGCAAAATTATAGTAATTATCAAAATGAATATCGTTGTATTTACAATATTTTCTTAGTAAATTGATAGCAAATTTATTTGCTTCAGTTTCTTCTTTGATGTTATTAGTTATAGAAGCATGGTAAGAGCAGGGAACTCCAGTAGAGATATGGCCTATTTCATGTGCAAAAATAAAAGGTACTTCCATTTTGTTTTTCCATTTATTGTTAACAATTACTAAATTGGCGGGTATTAAATAACTTTTTCCGCCGATACTATCTGGTAGTTCATTAGTCAACACAGCACCGATACCATTATCCAAACAATAATTCATTAGCCAATTAATCAAATCATTGTAATTCCTTTGATTAATATAATTCATTCTTACCACTTACCCTTATATTTGTCCTTAATTAGCTCAGGATGATTTTTTAAATACGTTTCGGCAATCGAGTCGATCATATCATTTAATTCATCAGGAATATTCCCACCATAGGGCATTCCTAGATCTTTCCATTTAATTTTGCCATCGTCTTTAGTTTCAGTAGAAGATGACAATAGATCATTAGGCTCAACATGAAGAACTTCAGCAATTTTATGCAAGGTTTTCATGCTTGGATTAGTTCCATCCTTATATTGATAAATCATATTTTTACTTAATCCAGCTTCAATAGCTACTTTTTGTAAAGATATTCCTCTAATTTTTGCATATTTTTTTATTTTTTCAAATGTTGTCATATCAACGATCCTCTCAATCGTTGACAAAATAATTATAATTTTGCTGTAAAAATACTTGATATTTTACAGTACAGCTGTTAATATAAATATCGTCAACGAGTTAATAAACGAATTAATTTACAAGTTAACAAATAAATAAGCAAGTATTAAACAGTATGGGGATACGTGTTTCATGCTTATTTATCATACATTAAATTTACAGCTATACTGTGAAAATGTCAATAAATTTATAACAAATAAATTAACAAATAAATTAACTTGTTGAGTTCTGACAAAAAAGAGGTGATAAAAAACTCGCCTTTTCAAAAAAATAGTAGCAACTCTTTAATGAGAAAACTATTTATAAAGAAATAAGCGAGTAAAAATGATTAAAAGTTTATATTAATGAACTTTAATCAATAATTTTTATAATTGAAGAAGTTTTGTAAAGAGGACCATGATTTATAGAAATCCATTCAGCTTGGCCAAGAAGTCCTTGCAATCCAACCTTACTATCACGAGTTGCGATTTTAGAATTAGATAAAGTGCCCGAAAAAATATCATGAGCATAAAATGGTTGCTTTTCTTTATTATCAGTAACCCATGCTTGGATAATATCGTTCTTACCAATTGAAACTTCTTCATTATTTGAAAAAACAATTTTTAGCATTAAATCATCTCCTTATTATTAGATGATTTTAGTTTAACAGAAAGTGAGGTGAAAAATATGCCAATTGAAGAAAGATTGGAGGCAGCAACACATGACGTGGAATCAGAAATTAAGGTTGCTCTAATAAAAAAGGGATGGACTCAAGCTTACTTAGCCAAAAGACTTAATATTAGTCGTCAACAGCTTAATCAAGCTGTTAAGGGTAGTAACTCTAAACGTGCTAAGGAAATCAGAGAAACTATCTACGAAATTTTAGGAATGGAGTAATAAATATGGAAGCGATGAATGAAGCCAATGATTTAGTAGTCAAAGCTTTCAAACTTGTGTATAAAGACGCTAAAGAAAAGGCTCCAAAGCTAAAGAATCCCATGTATGGATACTTTAATAAAACTAAAGCCGCAATATATTTAGGTATCAGTCGCAGTACCCTAGATGTTTGGATTAAAAAGTATCAAATTCCTTACACTATGATAGACGGTATACGACGATATGCAAAAACAGACTTAGATGAGTTCATGAAGGAGCATAGAAAATGAGTAAATGGATTAATTCAAAAGTTAATGAATTTCTTGGTACTTCTTTTACAATCAGAGAAACAGAAATTCTTACGCTAAGTGTCATGTGTACAGCTTTAGTAGCATTAATCTTTGTCATGTACACAGCAATCTTCCCAAATATTTAAAGGAGGTAATGCAGAGTGCTTAGTAAAACTACTATTAATAAGTTGATTGCTAACAGTAATGCAATTATAGACGGACAAAAAAAGTCGTTACCTGCGCCAACAGATAACGACCAATATAAATATACATTTACAAGAGGATTATAACATGAATGTTTTTGAAATTAACAACGCCATTGCAGAAATAGAAAATAAAGACTTAGATCCTGAGGTTTTAGTCGATACGATTAAAAGCTTAGAACTTACAAGAGATCAAAAATTAGATGGAGCGGCTGGTTTATCTGATAAGTATGATAGTGAAATTCAATGGGCTAAAGAGCGAATGACTGAACTTAGAGAATTTATCAAAGTATCTAAGAATAAAAAAGATAGATTAAATCAGTACATCACTGATGCAATTGATGATGCCGGTTTGAAAGAAATTAAAACTGAACACCACATTCTTAAGCCTAGAAATTACCGCGATTCAGTCATCGTTGAAGAACTTAGAAAACTACCAATTGATTATGTAGTTGAAGAAAAGACTATCAAAGCCGATAAGAAGAAACTTTATGAAGATTTAAAAGCTGGTAAAGAAATTACTGGTGCACATTTAAAAACTAATAGAAAGACATTGATTAAGTAAGAGAGGTAAAAAAATTATGTTTGAAAAAGAATTGAAATTAGATGCAGAAGATAAGAAACATTTACAAAAACACTTTGATGACATCTTAAATGGTAAAGTTAAGAATTTCGTGATTTTAGGTTTGAACGATGAAACAGGCGAAGTTGTTAATCATGAATCAGGTCACAGAATTATTCTTAATGGTTTATTACATGATGCCGTAAGAGGTAATGACTATCACGATAATGAAATGGATAAAAAAGAGAGCATTAGTGGGCTAATGAGTAAGATTTTCAGTACCGGTGACTAAATGTATGAATTAAGACCTTATCAAACAGATTTAATTAATAAAATCATTGATTCAATGAGGAAAAAAAATCGAGTAATTATCGTTCAAAGCCCACCTCGGACGGGGAAAACAGTGAGTAATGGCTGAAATTGCCAGGAGAACCACTGTCAGAACTAACCGAGTTATGTTTCTGATTCACAGACGTGAAGTTTTAGATCAAGCAGTTAAAACTTTTAAAAATCAGGAAGTAAATTCTGACTTATTAACTGCTGGTATGGTTCAGACCCTTACACGGAGAGTTGATAGTCTGCCAGTTCCTGATGTGATTCTAGTGGATGAAGCCCACCATGCTTTAGCTAAATCCTATCAAAACATTTTGAATAAATTTCCTAAAGCTATTGTGTTATTGTTTACGGCTACACCACACAGAACAGGACGACAACAATTAGATCAAATTGCAGATGATATTATTGTTGGCCAATCAATTCATGAGCTGACAGAAAAAGGTTTCTTAGCACCGTTTAGATACTTTCAACCTCCGGGTGATTTTAATGAAAAAGCATTAAAGCGTGGAAGTACTGGGGATTATACAGCGGAATCAATGCAAGAAGCGATGAGTACGAAAATCTTTGGCCATATCGTTAAGCAGTACAAAAGAATTGCTAAAGGGATGCAGGCAGTAGTTTATACATATTCCATCGATTCAGCTATCAAAATAACTACTGAATTTAATTCTGTAGGGATTTCAGCAATCGAAGTAGATGGAACTACTTCAAAAGAAAAACGTGATATAGCAGTGCGTAAATTTCGAGATCAAGAAATTAAGATACTGGTTAACGTTAATTTATTCACTGAAGGTGTGGACCTACCTAATGTTGATTGTGTCATTATGGCTAGACCGACAGCATCACTCGCATTGTACCTCCAATTTTCGATGAGGTGTTTAAATCCACGTGAAGGCAAGACGGCCATCATCATTGACCACGCTAATAATTTTAAGAAATTTGGTTATCCCGATGATGACCGAGATTGGAAAACGGCAATTAAATCCGGCAAGCAGAAGAGTAAGACACTACTAAAAGATCCTGGTTTATCAATTGTTACTTGTGATTATTGTTTTGCAGTAGTCAAGGCTAGTGATGTAAAAGATGGTAAGTGTCCCGTATGCGGTAAGCCTATCAAAGTTCATAAAGCTAAGCCAGTGAGTGATGTTGATTTAGTTGAAGCAACAAAAGCTAGAAAAGAACACATCAAGAAAATTATTCAAGATCAAGTAATGACTAATGTGGTTGATAAGTCAGTTGGTGAATTGAAGTCAATGAGTGAATTAGTAGCCTATGGTAAGTTGCATGGTTACAAGCCAGGCTGGGCTTACTTTATGGCTAAAAAGAAAGGAATATTTAAATAATGGCTGCAAAAAATGTTAATAAAAATGTTGAAAGTGCTATTGAAGATATACGGAACTTTGATAAACAAGTTGATTCAAATTGGAGTCCTACTATCAAGGTTGAAAAGTATCTATCAGTTACTGGAACATCACATTTAACACTAGAAATTAATTACAGTGCAGATTAAGAAGGAGATTTCACATGAAAGTTAAAATTATGCACCAAGTAGACTGGCGTGGTTGGGACGATCGAAAAGGAAAAATCCCTATTTTAGAAGATCAAATTAATAAATTTATTGCTGATAAAGAAGTAATTGATATTAAATATTCTAATTCTATATCAATGGCAGCAAACCAAGAGATGTCTGACACTGATCACGATGAAAGTGTACTGATTATTTATGAAGATAAACTAAGCACAATTAAACAAAAGACCTTTGAATACGTTTCAAATGATTCAGAAATTAACGATTTTACTAGAAAACATGATGTTATCAAGATAGAGCATTTTGGAGCTTTAGATGACGTAACGACCATTATTACTTACAAGGAGGAGAAATAAAACATGCTTACATTACCAAAAGTAGCAACCCTAAAACCTAAATCACAACCCCACAACTTCTTTATTTGGGGTGAAACAATGTCAGGAAAGTCATACTTTGCGAGTTATTTTCCTAATCCATTAGTACTTAATACTGATGGGAACTCAGAACAAGGACAAGCTCCAAGTATCCAGATTAGAAACATTAGAGATAAGAACGGGAAGTTACAACAATCAGCAATTAAACAACTTGACGATATTATTACAGCACTTCAAGTTGAAAATCCTAAACGACCAGCTGACCAACGTTTTCAGACAATTGTCGTTGACGTAATTGATGATATCTGTGTAATGATTGAGCAAGCAATTTGTATTGATGCCGGTGTTCAAGCTTTATCAGATATTGCATATGGTAAAGGCTATGCAATGTTTAACACAGCTCTTCAACAATTCGTTATGGATCTTAAAGCCCTACCGATGAATGTAATTTATATTAGTCGTGAAATCAGTACCACAGATGAAAATACAGGTATTACAACTTACAGACAGTCTCTAAAGGACAAGTACTACAACATGGTCAATGGAAACTGTGATCTAGTTATTAGAACTTCAAAAGTTGGAGCTGGTCAAAATATTACTTACATGCGAGAAGTAAAGGCAGCCAGAACTAAATATTTACCAGAAAACATTACTAACAAACGAGTATTAGATCTACTGCTTAGTTGTCAAGGAATGTTTAGTGATGAAGTTTTAAAGCAATATAAAGAGAATAAAAAGAAGGAGAGTAAGTAATGGGATTATTAGAAGCATTAAATAAGGTTAAAAGTGAAAAGTACGATCCTAAAAAAGATGATATCAGCTCTGGATTTCAGTCAATTCCAGATGGAACTTATACCGTTACTTTAAGTGGAGTTAATCATGGTGTTTGGGAAAAAAGCGGAACTGATTTTGTAAGATTTTCTTTTGATGTAGTAACTGGAGAACAAGCTGGTCGTCAAGAACATATCACTCCAATTCTTGCATCTAAAAAGTCAAATGGTGATCCAATGCCAGAATCAGTTCTCGCTCGAAGTATCAAAATGGTTCAAAAAATTGGCGCTATGGTTGGCTTTGATGTACCTGATAAAGTTTTTATGGGTGCTAACGAAAGTGAAGATTACGAGATGATTCAAAATGAGTTTCGTGAAGCTGGCGTTATTGGTAAGTTGCTTAAACTAACAATTAAGTCAAGTCCTAATAAGAAAGATCCAGATAACCCTTGGCGTAACTACAAGTTTGAAGAAGCTGAACAACCTACTACTGCTAGTGTTGAAGATCCTTTTAAAGATGCAGCTACTGGCATGGAGATTACAGATGATGATTTACCATTTGGAAAATAAGGAGGAATTGAATAATGGAAATCAAATATCCAAAAACAGAAATTATGGTTGTCTTAGGGAGTAAAGTTTATCCACTTTATACTAGTTTTTCTGTTGATGATGTACATGATTATATGCGTATAGCTCATAGAGAAGATTTTTTAATTTTTCCTACTGCTATCAATAAGGAACACGGAAATGGCTTATGGTATCCAGGGTGCGGAACAGATCCAATTTGGACAGATTGGGAAGTTAAGAAAAATGCAATTAAATCAATTATTAAATTACCAAAGCCTAAGGTAAAAATTGATTATAATGTTGATTCCACTGACTACGAATTCTAACTATGCTAGTTAACTTAGTAAATTATGCAGTGAGTTATGCAAATCGTGGCTTCAGTGTAATTCCGATTGGTCAGAGTAAGAAACCGCTGATTAAATTTGCAGGTAAGCCACCTCTTACTCCTGATGAAATAAGAAAGATTTGGCAAAAATATCCTCTGGCAAATATTGCACTTAAAACTGATAAGTTTTTCGTTATTGATGTTGATCGTCACTCTGGTGAAGTAGATGGTATGGAATCAATCAAAAAACTAAATCATGATGAATGGTTTGAAGATACTCTTACAGAAAGAACAGCACACAATGGTTTTCATTTCTTCTTTGCCAAACCTAAAGATATGAAAATTAGTCAAAACATTGGTATCTTACCGAGCGTTGATCTTAAAGCTCACGAAAATAACTATGTTGTTGTAGCGCCTAGTAGTTTAGGCGATAAGAAGTATCGATGGCTTAACAATGCACCAATGAAAGCACCCCCGCAGGGGTTGCTTGATCTGATAAAAGACAAGCAAAAAGATATGCCACCTACTTTAGTTGCCGAAGTTCTGCAAGGAATGCGAAGACGTACTAAGACAACAGATCTTTTTGAAACTATCGTTCAAGGCCTTGGTGATAAAGGTAAACGTAATGACAATTTGACAAGTTTTATGGGTGGCTTACTTATGCGGAATGTGGATCCTTATGCAGCAGCTAAATTAGCGATGATAGCAAATGATAATTCTTCCGATCCATTACCAATAAATGAGGTAGAAAGAACTGTTAATTCGATGATTGAAAAAGAAAATAGAAAGAGGGGTATTTCGTGACAGACAAAAAGGTTCTGAACTTAAATAAAGAAGAAGCTGAAAAGCTTAAAGTTAGCGAAAATAAGAAGTCAATTTTTGAAAGAACTACTGCTGGTGTTTTGCGAACGACCTCTGTTAAAAACGTTGTCTTAATTCTTAAAACAGATCCTAACTTAAAAGATCTATTTAGGTTTAATGAGTTTACACAAGAAATCGATGTTGTTAGAGATACCAAGATCAAAACGCAACTAGGATTAATTACGATTAGCAAAGGTCAATATACCGATCAGGCAATTAACTCCATTGAACTTTATATTGAATCGTCTTCAAAATATGATGGTGCAAGTTTTAAAAATAATGTTATTGATCAAGCAATTACTAATGTTGCTTATATGGATTCATATAATCCGGTTATTGATTACATGAATGAAGCTTATGTTAAATGGGATAAAAAAGAGCGGCTTGATAAATTATTTGTTGAGTATCTGGGAGCACCATATGATGAAACGACTTTCTTAATTACGGAATTGTGGTTTATGGGAGCAGTGGCCAAGGCTTTTAATCCTAAAACTAAGTTTGACTTTGTACTTGATTTAGTAGGTGGTCAAGGTGTAGGTAAAACTTCACTACTTCAAAAATTAGCACCACTTGGGCTATATACCGATCAATTTAATACTTTCAGCAATAAAGATGACTTTGAAGTTATGAAGAATGCACTAATTGTCAATGATGATGAAATGACAGCAAGTAATTCAGCTAGCTTTGAAGAAATTAAAAAATTCATCACTATGCAAAGCTTTGAATACCGTAAAGCTTATGCACGTAAGTCAGAAACTTTCTTAAAGAAATTTGTCTTAGCGAGAACTACTAATGAAGTTCGTCACTTAAAAGACAGATCAGGTGATAGAAGATTTATTTCAATTTTCGCTAATGGAAAACGGCAAACGAAATCACCCATTACAGATTTATCTGATGAGTACGTACAACAAGTATGGGGTGAAGCAGTTCATCTGTATAAGAGTATTAACGATCCATTCTTACTCAGTGAACATCAACAAGAATTACTTAAAGAAAATAGAAAGCAATTTCGTTATACTTCTGGTCTTGAAGATGAACTTAATACAGTACTTGAAAATGAATTTAAAAATACTGATTTTATTTCAAACAATGATTTAGCTTTCAAACTGTTTGCAGATGAAAATGCGTTAAGTAGAAACACGAAAGAAACTCGTGATATTCGTTATTATATGGAACATTTAGGATATGAAGTTGGTGCTCGAAAGAAAATTAATGGAAAAGCTATTAGAGGATTCCAAAAGTAGTGACAGTAATGTTAGTTAGCTGACAGTTACTGTCACCTTCCAAAACACTTACATAGTGCATGGTTAAGTCAGTTGGTGACACTACTACAGTAAATATCTAATAAAAGTAAATAAATAATATATATAAATATATAGGGGTATAGAGCCTATAAAAAGTTTTTAAAAAGTTACTGTCACTTTTTAACATTTAAAGCTTTAAATCTCTTGTGGCTGTAAGAATTAATTGAGGTGACAGTTAATCTTTTTACTGTACCCTCGACTGTCACTTTTCCGAGGAAAAATTATGAACATGAAAATGACGCTAAGCGATGCAAAAGTAATACTAGGTTTTCTATTACTTATCTCATTGATATGGGCTGGATATAATTCTGAACATTCAGATAATAAAAACTTACAAACGGTAACATCGTTTTGGCTAGGCTCAATAGTATTTATGCTTATGTTTTATATAGTTTTTAGTTATTGAGGTTGGTAAATGAAGACTAAATTTAAAATGCCAGATGTTGGAGATCATCTTTTATTAAAAATAGAATCTCGATTTTCACATGAAGTTATCTTAACTTCTTTGGACGATGACGAGTACTGTGCTATTAACTTAGAAAATGGTAAAGGAATTACAGATGACGATGGGTTAATTTGTTGCGACTCAATTCCTGAGCTTTTAGGCGAACTACAAAAACACAGTAATGTTTATTTAATGGAGGATTAATCATGCAAGGAAAAGTAATTATTTTTAAAGGAAACATCAAGTCATTTAAGACATCAGGGGGGGAGGTAACCCTTCAAATTACTGCTGATACGAATGATGTATCACTAGATAGACTTAATGAGATTAGTGAAGGGATGGTAATGGTTAACCTTGAAGCTAGTCAAACAGAATTATTAACTCAAGAAAGTGAGAAAAAATAATGAAATTATTTGTTTTTGAATGTAATAATCATATAGATGAATTTATTAAAGACATTAACGACTGGGTAAATCTACATAAAGAAATTACAATTGTCGATTATGATTTTGGATATGATAATAAAGGTCTTCTAAAAACAGTGGTGGTGAAGTGGAAATGATTACAGATACATTTTTTAAATGGCGTAATTCAGTTAAAAAGATATTTTGTCATCATGAATATGTCTGTCATTCAGTACCGTATTTTCTAGAATTTATTACTTATTACAAATGTAAAAAGTGTGGAAGACTAACTTATAATCCTCCTAGAGAATTGGTGGTACATAATGGCAAGTGAACATGAAATTCAAAAATTAATTCAGGTTGCATTATCACAGCACAAATGTAGTGTGTTTCGTACAAACGTGGGGAAAGTTCAAACGATTGATAAACGCTGGTTTGATACGGGACTACCTCAGGGATTCCCTGATTTAATGGGATATCGTTGGGTAGATAACCAGATTTTTATGATTGAGGTTAAATCTGAAACGGGAAAACCTCGTAAAGATCAGTTACGTTTTCATGAGTTTTTACAATCGCACAATGTGATTCATGGAATTGCTAGGTCAGTGAAAGATGCTTTAATGATTGTTGATGGTGGTTTAGTCGGATACGGCTATGATTAGTTTGTTATATAGGAGTGGGTACAGTGAGCTTAGGATTATTTCCAGAATTAGATGAAGAAGAAACTAGAAAATCTGTTTCTAAGTTTTTAACTAAGGATCTTGAAAGATTGCTATTAATGAGCGGTCATGATCTTTTAGATTTAAAGTCACCTGTACTAAGCGCTGCTCCTGGTCACAGTAATGGAGAAAATCATAATGAAGCTGCAATTATTCGTGGACTTAATGCAGAAGCAATGATTAAAGCAGTTGCTGATACTATTGCACATTGTTCTGATAATTCAAGGAAAGTTTTACTAGGGTTATTTATCTATCAGCAGTCATGGGATGAAGTTCAAAAAAAATTATTTTGTGAACATAACAAGCTTGGATATACCCGTAAGAAAGCTCTTTATGATTTTGCAGACAGTTTTGATTACTGGCAGAGGATAAACAACTGTGAACCCATTATTGATCTTCATAAATATAAGTAAGGGTACTTTGAAGGTATAATTATGGTACTTCAATAGTCCTTAGCTATGGTTAAATATATATTGTGAGTTAATAAAAATTAATTCACCGCATTAATAGAATTCCTCTCTATATGTATTTAACAGGTGGGAAATATCTCTAAATGGTGAGACATTAAGCTTGGTTCGATTCCAGTATTTCCCGTAGTCCTAAAAAGGACTGAAAAATCCGTTTGTTTCATAAAATCAAGTCTTTTAATTAGACTTGATTTTTTTATAATTATTTTTGAAACAAATGGAGGTAATTAATTGGAAGAAACATTAAAAACAGCGTGGGAGGCTTTTAAGTCTGACGTGAAGACTAGGTTAGGAATAGCTATAGGATTTAGCATTTTTTGTTGTGTAGAAAATATATTGAAACTTTATCTGGAGGTAAAGAACTATTTTCTGTTTTAGCAGTTCCATCTTTTTTAATTTGTATTATTTTTTGGGTAACTATTCTTTTAGATATAGGAAAAGTTATTTGGGAGAAATTAACTTACATTAAACGTGAAAAAGAATTTAAAAAATATATGCTAAATTTATCAGATGATGAGATAGAGATTGTTAAAAAGCTGTATAATAATCCGCCACAATATAAGGGGTATTTGAAAGAAAATAATCCTAACGTGTTAATGCTATTAGCAAATGAAGTAATAGCGAAATTAAAAAGGAGAACTGTTTTGCGTATGAGTCAAATAGAAGATATAAATGATCCACCAGTACTTTATATTCTTCAACCAAAAGCACTCAACTTTTTAAAAGAACATGAAGAAGTATTAATTAAGTCTAGTAAAAGCTAGTCTTTTCATTTTTCACAATTAAGGTGGTGGCCCAGTAGCAACGACAGCGGACTGTAAATCCGTCACCGAAAGGTTTCATAGGTGCAAGTCCTATCTTTGCCATAGTCCTAATTTGGGCTAACAATTTATATTCATCTCAAAAAAAGTCTAGCATTATATGTTAGGCTTTTTTATAATTTTGCTGAGGTGAATTAAACTGAAAAAGAAAAAAACTAATTTTTTTGATAAATTAAGTGGATGGGTTGATAAAATAGGTGAAATTGTTGAAAAATATTTTAAAATATTAATTGCTTTTGTTATTACATTTTCTTTGTTAATTCTTATAGAATATTTGTTAATTAACTATAGTCCGCTCTATGTAAAATACATTAAAAGTATTGCAGTGTGGGCATTTTTAACTATTTTAGCCTTGATTTGTATAGTAGCAACTGCGAAAAAACTAAGATATACCTTTTTAGGCCTTTTAGTTGTACTATTTTCATTAATAGCACCGATTGCTAATGTGAATTTTGATAATCCTGCTTTATTAGGGTTATTTGTTATAGGAGATATTTTTATTAGCTCCAGAATAGCACTGACATTTAATAAATTAAATTTTGCTAAATTAAATGAAATTTTTTATCCAGTTAAAAAAGTAACAAGTAAAAAGTATAGATATGCTGGAAAAGAGATAACAGAAACAACCGAAGAGAAAAATTATTCCTTTATCTATATATTCTTGTTAATATTGCCAAGTATTGTTCAATTTGTAATGAGTTGGTTAGGTAAAAAATAAAGGAGGTGAGTAGCATTACCAAATTGACACAGAAACAACGTAGATTTATTGATGAGTACATTATCTCTGGTAATGCTACTCAAGCCGCCATTAAAGCTGGTTATTCTAAAAAGACGGCACGTAAAATTGGTCAAGAAAACCTAACAAAACCAGACATTAAAGCAGCTATCGAAAAACGCAATGCTGAAATTCAATCTGAAAAAACAGCAGATATGACCGAAGTCATGGAATATCTTACTTCGGTAATGCGTGGTGAACAGACTGAATCGGTAGCAACATCAAAAGGTGTCTATTCTAATGTTGAAGTTTCAGCTAAAGATAGAATTAAAGCAGCTGAATTGATTGGTAAGCGTAATGGTGCTTGGACCGATAAGAAAGAAATAAATGGCGATTTAAGCATTGAAATAGGAATGGGGGATTATGATGCCGACAATTAATTTAAACTTCCCTAAACCCTATAATATTTTTAATAAGCAGATCTTTGATAACCTTTTTGATTATACCCACTTTACAGAAGTCTGGTATGGTGGTGCTAGTTCTGGCAAGTCTCATGGTGTAGTTCAAAAAGTTATTCTTAAATCTCTTAAGCATTGGCCAACACCTAGAAAAGTTTTATGGATGCGAAAAGTTGATAGAAACATTCAAGAATCTATTTTTACCGATGTTATTGATTGCTTATCCAATTGGCAGATATTGCCATTATGTAGAATTAATAAATCAAACCGTACTATTCATTTACCGAATGGTGCGGTTTTTCTTTTCAAGGGATTAGACGACCCAGAAAAGATTAAATCTATTAAGGGACTCTCTGATGTGGTTATGGAAGAAGCAAGTGAGTTTAATCATAATGACTACACTCAGTTAACTCTTAGACTTCGTGAACCAAAACATAAGCAAAGACAAATTTTCTGTATGTTTAATCCAGTTAGCAAGCTTAATTGGACTTATCAGACTTGGTTTGATCCAAGTGCAGATTATGACCGGTCAAGGGTAGCTATCCATCAATCAACTTATAAAGATAATAGATTTTTAGATGAAGATAATATCAGAACAATTGAAGAGCTGAAAAATACTAATCCAGCTTATTACAAGATTTATACATTAGGTGAGTTTGCGACACTTGATAAGCTGGTCTTTCCAAGTTTTGAAACTCGTAGATTAGATCCTCATAGCAAAGACTTAGTTAATATTCCTGATTACTTTGGTCTTGATTTTGGTTATGTTAACGATCCTTCAGCATTCACTCATACCAAGATAGATATGAAAAACAAGGTTATTTATGTGATTGATGAGTTTGTTAAGAAAGGATTACTTAACAATGAATTAGCGCAAGTAATTAAGGATATGGGCTATAGCAAGGAAGTAATCACAGCTGATAGTGCTGAAAAGAAATCGATTGCTGAAATGCGGAGAGATGGAATTTATCGAATTCGACCAGCATTAAAGGGACCAGATTCCATCATTCAGGGTATTCAATTCTTGCAGCAGTTTAAGTGGGTGGTTGATGATCGTTGCGTTAAGACTATTGAAGAATTGCAGAATTATACTTATGTGAAAGACAAGAAAACTAATGAATATACTAATCGTCCAATTGACGCATATAACCACTGTATAGATTCAATTAGATATGGTTCAGAAGAACTAAATGGTAACAGTAGTCCAACGATTAAATTTACTAAGAATGTTTTATTTTAAGGCGGTGAAAGAATGGCAGAAACATTTAATGATAAAGTTCAGGTACTAAAAAATGATGTGTTTCTTTATGCTAAAGGAGAAGAATTAAGTATTGATGAACTTAGGTGGTTAATCAATCGAAATGAAAAGATAGCGAAAGAAAAATATGATAAGTTAATGGCTTATTACGTTGGAAAGCATGATATTTTAGATAAGCCTAATAAGGTTAGTGGGGTTGCACCTAAGTTAGTTAATAATATGCCAAGGTACTTGGTTAATACTTATAATGGTTTCTTTACTGGCATCCCTCCTAAAATCACACTTCCGGATGATAATGAAAATGAAACATTGCAAGACTGGAACAGCACTAACTCAATCTTTGATAAAACAAGCGAACTATCCAAACAAGTTGATATATTTGGACGTTCGCTTTTTTATGTGTATCAAGATGAAGATGGAAATACTTGTGTAACTGTTTCAAGTCCAACGCATAGTTTTATGATCTATGATGATACGGTTAGTCACAGACCATTAGCTTTTGTTCGATATTACAGAACAAGCAAGGGAGAATTAAATGCAACTGTTTGGTATGCAAACCATGTAGTTGATTTAATAAACGATTCTTTAATTGATCACATTTTTGATGGAAACGAATCTAAAGATGGAGTTAATATTTATGGTCAAGTTCCAGCAGTTGAATTTTATGAAACAGAAGAACGTGAGTCCTTATATGGTGGCGGTATTTTAACTCTGGTTGATGCACTAGACGATACATTAAGCCAAAAGCTAGATAATATTAATTACCTAGCTGATAGCTATATGTATTTATTAGGTGGTCACGTTGAACAAGATGAAATTAAATTAATGCGGTTAAATCGTTTCATTCAAGTTGATGGGGCCGATGCTATTAACATGAAAATTGGTTTTCTGGAACGTCCAGATGGTGATAATATCCAGGAACATATGATTGAACATCTTAATCAAACTATTCATGAAGACACTGGTATTCCAGATATGAAAGATGAAGCCTTTTCTGGTAATTCCTCTGGTGTGGCTATCAGATATAAATTAATGCCAATGGAAAATCGAGCAATGACTAAAGAACGTAAATTCACTCAAGGTTTGCGTAAGCTTTATAAGATTATTTTTTCGACATTTACAAATGTCCTAGATAATCCAGAAGCATGGCGAGATTTGGCATTTAAATTTACAAGAAATATTCCTGCTAACTTAGCTGATGAAGTTTCAACTGCTAAAAATGCTGAGGGTATTGTTTCTCATAAGACACAACTTTCAATGATTTCTACTGTTACTGATCCTCAAGCTGAACTTGATGAAATTGCGAAAGAGAAAACTGAGGCAATTAAGCAGGCTCAAGATGCAATTGGTTCTAATCCTGATCTAGTAAACGAGGATGAGGACGATGAAAAAGAGAAATAACTATTGGAAATTACGTGCTATTAATGAACACAAGTGGCAATTAAAGCAGCTGCAAAAAGATAGTAGATTCAATAAAGTCCTTGATCGTTCATATCAGATCGCTGTAGATAATATTAATAAACAAATTGAACATGAATTAACCCGTATTGGTGGCATTCGTAATTTAGTTACTGCTAGCCAGATGAGCGAGTATGAGAGATTAGCCCAACAAGTAGTTAATAGAGCCAATATAATGAGAGCAGCGGGTAAGAAGATTAAGTATTCTAACTTTCCTCAAGAAATTAATGAGAGATTGAAAGTTTACAATGCCACAATGAGAATTAATCAGCTTGAACTTCTAAAATCAGAGGTAGGAACACATCTTCTTGACTTAGGGGTGGATATTGAAACTAAGATCACTGATAAAGTTTACAAAGATTATTTTGATGAGATGAAAAGGCAGGCGGGTATTCTTAAAGCTACTACCAGCAATAATATTTGGGCATCTCCTGCGGTTATTGATAGTGCCACAGCTAATATTGCAGTGGGTGCATTTAGTAAAAATATATGGGCAAATATTGATAATTTAAAAGCTCGATTAGATGGCTTACTTGCTACTGCTATGATACGTGGAGATAATCCAAAAGAGATGGTTAAATATCTAAAGCCATTAGTTAAAAGTACAGTTAAGAATTCTGCTTATGCTGCTGAAAGAATTGCAAGAACTGAATCATCAAGAGTCCAGCATGAAGCACAAGTTTTATCATTAAAGCAAAATGATTATAAATATTGTAAGTGGTATATAGAACCTGGAGCATGCAAGTATTGTCGTGAAATTGCTCATAGTAATTCTGGTGGCAACTTGCCAGAAGGAATTTATGAAGTTGATGATTGTCCTGATATTCCAGTTCATCCCAATTGTAGATGCTCAATTGGAGCTTATTGGCTTGATGAAGAAAGTTCTGTTAAAAAAGCAGAAAATGAAAAAGTTGAAAAAGAGAATCCATTTTACGATGTTTCTAAATTTGCTAATGCAGATGAAACTCTATTTAACAAGAAATCTAATGAGTGGTATCAATCTTTAGAAGAACCCGAAAAGAAAGCCGTTGGTGAATATATTTCTGGATCAGAAGGATATAATGCTTGGTTGCGAGACGGCACAAAAGGCTGGGAGGATAAATATACAAAAGAGCAGATTGATATGGCAGTCGAGAGATATCAAAGCATTGATAAAAACCTTAATTCTGCTATAGATAAAGCTCCGAAATTAAAATCTTTTACTACTCAACGTTATGTTAATAAAAAAGAATATGAAGCTTATACTAAATATGCAGAAGATGGTAAGAAAAATATCTTTAAAAATATGAAAAGCACATCTCCATTTAATGGTAGTTTCAAGAGCGATTATAAAATTACTTATTATATTCCAGAAGGTACAAAAGGCGTTTATTTTGGACGGGATGCTGCTAGAATGTTTTGTGATGAAAAAGAGTTTTTAGTAAAAAACGGTCAAGATTTTTATGTAAAAAATGATGGAGGTAAGTTATTCGTTTATGTACAACCGAAGTCTTAAGCAAAAATTATTATTAAGTTTTATTCCACCTGTTAGAATTAAAAGATTTATAGATAATCAAGATTTTAAACAAGTATTTAAAATACAAGATCATCGTATAGTGGTAAAAGATTCTGTTAAATTAGAAGATTTTGCTGATTATGAAGTTTTATCTCAATTTAATAGTGATGAACATATATACATTAATTTAATGGAAATAAATAATGATTATAATTCCAAATTTAAAATGTATTTTGGAATGACTTTAGATGAGTATGAGAAAGAAAAATTAAAGTAAGCGACTATTTCCATAGTCGTTTTTATTTTGCCTTTTTTCCTGTGGCAAGGCATTAAAGAAGCTGCTGAGTAGAAAGTTAACCACTAACTGAAAGTGAGGATTTATTTATGGAAAACGAAAATCAAGAAGTTAAGACAGATTCACAAACCGCGGATAAAACAAATGAATCCGTTAAGACTTTTACACAAGAAGAAGTTAATGAAATGATTAATAAGCGTATCGAACGAGAACGCAAGAATCAGGCTGAACAACTTAGCAAAGCAAAGGATGAAGCAACTAAGTTAGCTAAAATGAATTCTGATCAAAAGAAAGATTATGAACTTGATAAAACAGCTAAAGAACGTGATGATGCGGTGGCCAAGCTTCAACGTTATGAAATGCGTGATCAAGCCCGAGATATGCTTAGTGAAAACAATCTAACTTTAACTGATAAGCAACTTGATTTGGTTGTTACCGGGGATGCTGAAACAACTAAGGCTAATGTCGAAATGTTAGCTGAAATTGCTAAGAGTATTCGTGATGAAGTACGTGATGATTTCAGAAAAGGAAAAACACCACGTACGAATAATGACACTCTTACTCGTGAACAGATTGAAAAAATTCAAGACCCTGTTGAACGAGTAAATATGATTAGAACACATATGAATTTATTTAATTAGGAGACTATATAAATGGCGACAGAAAATATTACAGTAAAAGATGATTTAAAACCACAATCCATTGATTTTACCAATCAATTTAATTCAGGTTTAACTACTTTATTAAAGGTATTAGGAGTTACACGTAAGCAACCTATGATGGTTGGTAGTCAAATTAAGATTTATAAATCTGAAGTTAATGCAGCGGATGGTACGGTTGCAGAAGGTGAAGTAATTCCTTTATCAAAGGTAACCAAGAAATTAGATCGTACAATTGATTTAGATTTTAAAAAGCACCGTAAAGAAATTACTGCGGAAGCTATTCAAAGTTCAGGTTTTTCAGCTGCGGTTATTGATACCGATAATGAATTGCTTAAGATGAACCAAAAAGATATCAAAAAGGACTTATTTGATATTGTTGCTAATGGTGATGGTGCAACAAAAGTAACAGCTGATAATTTTCAAATGGCTCTTGCTTTATCTTTAGCCAACTTGGCTATTAAGTTTGAAGATATGGATATTCAATCTGTAGCATTCGTTAATCCAATTGATTTTTATAGTCATTTAGGTAAAACTCAAATTCAAACACAAACTGCATTTGGATTACAATACATTCAAAACTTTTTAGGTTTTAATACTATTATTCTTTCTGGTAGTGTTCCTCAAGGTAAAGTAGCAACAACTGCTGCGTTAAACTTAAACGTAGCTTATGCTCCAGTGAATGGGGAATTAAGCCAAGCATTTGATTTTACTACTGATGCCACTGGTTTAATTGGAATTATGCATACTTCAAAGAGCGACAATGTTTCTTATGACACTGTAACTTTATCAGCAACTAAGATTTTCCCAGAAGTTCTTGATGGTATTATTCAAACTGATTTTTCTAAATCAAGTGGGACTTCACAAGAAGTTAAACCAACTGATAATAATGAAGAAGTTAAACCCAAAGCTAACTCATCAAAAGAAGACATCATGGCTTACTTAACTAAGAAAAATATTTCATTTGATGAAAATGCTTCAAGAGATGACTTATTTAAACTTGTAGAGTAGGTGGTCATGTGGAAGTAATTGATAAAATTAAAACATTGCTTGGTTTAAAAGATAATGATCAAGATAATTTACTCAACGTCATTATTGAAAATACTGAACAGGCTTTATGTTTTAAATTATCTGCTGATGAAGTTCCCAAAGAACTTAATTATGTTCTAGTTGAAGTGGCTATTAAAAGATTTAACCGCTTGAAAAATGAGGGAATGACTTCATATTCTCAAGAAGGTGAATCAATCACTTTTAATTCAAGTGATTTTAATGACTTTAATAGTGATATTCAACAATGGCGAGCAGATAATAATAAAAATGAGAGATCACTTGGCAAAGTTCATTTCATCAACCCTTATGAGGTAAGAGTAAGATGAGATATGATACGAAAATTAATTTCTTTAGTAATGAAGAAAAGAAGTATAACCCTCGTGTGCATCAATATGAGGGTGGTGCAAAGTTAGTCAATCAAGAGATGGCTAATGTTACTGACTTAGGATTAACACGCCAAGTGGAAATTTTTGGAGCATTTAAAGAAGGAAGAAAGACCATTCGACTGATTAACAAACCACCAGAAAAATGGTCGTTTTTAATGCTTGAAAATGATGATAAAAAATATACATTGCTTTCAAGCCTAAATCCGTCTAAAGGTTATGCTTTGATTGTGGGTGAAAATAATGCCAAGAATTAGTATGGGTGTGGCAGGTACTGAAAAACTTTCACGAAAGTTACAATCCGGTCAATATCAAAGAAAAGCAAGAAGAATTGTTAAGCGCAATGGTGCCGATCTTTCTGATAAAACTAAGAATAATATGTCACGTGTTTATACTGGTCACTATGAATGGAAAAAAGGTAGAGGAAAAGTATTTGTAAAACCTACTGGATCAACTAGTAAGAGTGTTACTGTTCAAATTAAGAATGGTGGTTATTCTGCTTCTGTTGGTGCACATACAAAATACTCACCATATCTTGAAATGGGGACAAGATTTATGGCTAAAAGACCAGCTTTGATACCAGCCTTTAGAACGCAAGGACAAATTTTTATTAAAGAATTAAAAGGGTTGATGAATGATTAAACCATCGATTACACAAGAACTGTATGACACTATTTATTTCAATCTTGAAAAAATGAATTATACAGTTTATGAAAAATTACCAGAAGAAGATGTTCCCTATCCATTTATTGTTATGGGACCAATTCATAAAAGACATAGAAATTTAAAAACGGCTATTGGAGTTATTTGCGACGTTGATATTGACGTTTGGGGAGATTCTGAGAGCCGTTTTTCTGTTGATTCAATTATTGATGAAATTGATTCAGTTACAAGAATTAATACCAATAGTTGGAAGTTTATCAAGAGAATTAATGAAAGTGATTGCCAAATCTTACACGATAATTCAACAGATCGCGATTTACTACATGGCGTTATGTCTTTAGTTTTTGAAAGTAGATAAGAAAGGAAAAATTTATGGCAAGTGAAATTCAAGTATTACAAGGTATGGATACCTTGGCCTATGTGCGATTATTAGAAAATGAAAAAACTGAAAGAGGTCAGTTAATCCCTTATCAAACATCTTTAAGTTTTGAACCACAACGTGATACAGATACTACTAAGACTAAGTCGGGTACTGTATCAACGACTAGCGCATTGGAAACAGATTTAGAAGTAGAATTTGTAAATAATATTTCTAAAGTATCAGATGATTTATACGAATCTCTATTTAAAAATAAGAAAATTGAAGTTTGGGTAGTTTACCGAAAGAGAAAGAATTCTCAAGGTCAATATTATGCTTGGTATATGCGTGGAATTGTCTCAGATGATAGTAATGACAACGACCCAGATGACAATTCAACACGAGATGTTACTTTTACTATTGATGGTGAACCACAAAGGGGATGGTTAACTCTTCCAGATGAAGCAGAAGAAGAATTAGCATACGTATTCCGTGGAATGGGTGTGGTATCAGATAGTGACCAGACTGGTCAAGGCGTAGCTTGGAATGCACAAGATCGCGGAACTGGATCAGATACTCAAACAGCGAGTAAAGCCTAAAGTAGAATCAAAGCAAACAGAAAATACAGGAGATAAGAAATAATGGAAATTACAATTGAAGGCAAGAAATATCAATTAAATTTTGGTGTTGGATTCGTAAGAGATCTTGATGAAAAGTATGGAATGTCTAATCAAGCTGGTTTTAGTTTAGGAATGGCGTTAACTAAAGCATTACCAGCATTAAATGCTTATGATCCGGCTGTTTTATCAGAAGTGATTCAATGTGCAGCAGAACCATCAGTTTCATTAGCTAAAGTAGATGGTCTAATTGATGATCCCGAAACTGATATTGAAAAGCTATTTACTGATGTGCTTAAGGAACTATCAGAAGCTAATGCTGTAAAGTTAGCAGCAAAAAAATTCAAAAACTAGATAGGCAAAAAAATAAAACGAGTGAACAAGAATATCATGAAATCTTGTTAAATTCATTAGCATATCTAGGTTTTCACTCACTAAAAGATATTCGACATATGACATTAGCCGAATATCAACTAAGAATGGAGGCTTACAGCCTTCAACAAATAAAAATTCAAGAAAGACTGCATTTGCAGGCTTTTCTTAATCAAACTGTTCAAGCTACTAAAGGAAGTAAGAAACACCCTAAACCTTACTACGAGAAGTTTGAGCAGTTTTTTGATGCTCAAAAAATGGTCGATAAAGTTAGATTGGCTTATGAACCTGACTATATTCCAAGTACTCAAGAGAAATTGAATATTGAACAGATTTTTACTAAGAGACTTGAAGAGTTCAAACGACTAAAGAAAGCGGGGAAGATAATTCCACTAAAGGATAGGAAGGAGGTACCAGATGGCAGATAACCTAATACAAGCTACTTTAGCTTTAAAAGATTTAAATTTTAGCTCTGGATTACAGAATGCTACTAGACAACTGCAAAGTTTTAGCAATTCGACCAATGGCATGAATAGCCAAATGCAAAATTTCGGTAGTGGTTTAGAAAATATGGGTAATAGTGTAGCTAATGCTGGTACTAAAATCCAAAACTTTGGTAATAATGCTCAAAAACATTTATCTGGAATTGGTAAAGGGATGATGGTGGCTGGTGCGGCTACTACTGCTATGGGAATGAATTCCGTTAAGTCCTTTGGTCAATTTCAGCAATCTTTGAACACCGCAGCTGTTGTAGCAGGCGGTACAAGTAAGGATATTGCTGGATTGTCAGAAGTAGCCAATAAAATGGGAGCTGATCTTCCATTAAGCGCACAAGATGCGGCCGATGCCATGATTGAAATGGCAAGAAATGGTGCATCCCTTGATGACTTAAAACAACAATTCCCAGCGATTGCTAAGGCAGCAACTGCAGCTGGTTCAGATTTACAAGCCACCGCTGGTGTTGTTCAGCTTGCAATGAATGTTTGGGGTAAATCTTTAAAATCTCCTGAACAAGCAGCAGAAATTTTAGTTCAAACAGCTAACTTATCAAATGCGTCTGTTGAGGATATGCAAGAGGTTATTGGTACTTTGGGTCCAACTGCTAACATGGCCGGCTATGGTATGCGTGATATGTCTACTGCTATTGGTTTGGTAACTAACCATGGTATGTCCGCAGCTAATGCAGCTCAAGATTTAAACTTTGCTTTGCTAAAAATGATGGCACCAACTAAGGTATCATCCAGTGCTATGGAAGCTTTAGGATTAAAAGTTCGTGATGCTCAAGGAAACATGCGACCACTTCCAGCAATCTTAGAAGATGTGGCTAATGCTACAGCCCATATGTCTAAGGAACAGCGAGACGCTGTACTTAAAGATTTATGGGGTACTGCTGGTATGAAAGCAATGCTCCCACTTCTTGATTCTGTAAAAGATAAGACTAGTAATACTGCTACTTCTTGGAATGCTTTCAGTGGTGCTTTAGATAAAGCAGCAGGATCAACAGAAGCAGCAACTAAGTCACTTGATACTCAAGCTAGTGAAATGCAGAAAAATATTGGTGCTAAGGTTGAACAGGTTGGAGGTAACTGGGAATCCTTAAGGAATTCGGTTATGCAATCTAATCAAGGAATAGCAGGCTCAATGTTAGATAATACTAACCACATGCTTGAATGGGCTAAAGATTCCAATGATGCTTTGGCACAAGTAACTCGTGGTTTTATTGCTTTAAGTCCTGTAATTGGTCCTGCAATGACAGCTGTAGGGGGGTTTCTGACTAATTTCAGTAAAATTACTGGAGTTATAGGGGGAACTGCTAAAGGATTAGGAAATTTAGCTTCAACTATTGGTGTAGTTTCTCAAGCATTGAATGTTGGTAAAGGAATTTCAGGAGCTGCTACTGCATTAGGAGAATTAGCTAATAAATCTAAAATTGCTAAAGTAGCACAACTTGCATTAAATGGTGCAACTAGAATTGGAACTGCAATACAAGCTGCATTTAATGCAGTTATAGATGCTGGACCATGGGGCATAGTTGCTATTGCAATAGCAGCGGTTGTTGCCGCATTAGTCTTATTTTTCACTAAGACAAAAATGGGTCAACAGATCTGGCAGAATTTTACAAAGTTCCTATCAGATGCTTGGAATAATTTGAAAGAACTGGCTGGTACTGTTTGGCAAGGAATTACCTCTACAATTAGTAAAGCTGGAGAAGATATTAAACAAGGCTGGAATGGAACAACAGAATGGTTTAGTAATCTATGGGATAGCATAAAACAAGTTTGGAGTGGAGCGACAGAATGGTTTAACAACTTGTGGAGTGAGATTAAAGAAGGAGCGAGTTCAGCCTGGCAAGGTTTCTCGGATTTTATGGCTCCAATCGTTCAAAGTGTTCAAAGTGCATGGAACGGTCTAACAGATTTCTTTAGTAACCTCTGGAATGGAATTAAAACAGTATGTCAGAATGTCTGGAACTCATTTGTTGAAGGTATGACTCCAATAATTGAATCAATTAAAAATTTATGGAGTGCTTTAACTGAATTCTTTAGTGTTCTATGGCAAGGTCTGGTTTCTTTAGCTCAAACCATTTGGAGTGGTTTAGTAACGATATTTTCTCCAATTATTGAAGGAATTAAAACAGTTTGGAATGGCTTAACACAATTCTTCAGTGGCTTATGGCAAGGAATAGTTACAGTTGCCCAAACCATCTGGAATGGGTTATCTCAGTTCTTTAGTAGTTTGTGGCAAGGCATTGTTAATACTGCTCAAACCATTTGGAATGGTTTAACTGTTGTGTTTCAAACCATCTGGAATGTAATCCAGACTGCCGCTCAAGTAGCTTGGCAGGTTATTAGTCAAGTTTTACAGACAATGTGGCAAAATATTGTAATTGTAGCTCAAACAGTTTGGAATAGTTTAGTAACCATAATTAGTGGAATATGGGAACAAATTAAAGCAGTAGTTTCGACTGCGCTGAATGTTATTTCTACTATAATTCAAACGGTTATGGGAGTTATTCAGGCTATTTGGCAAGCAGCATGGAACGTTTTAACTACAATCATATCTACTGTTTGGCAAGCAATTTCTACTGTGGTTTCAACTGCCATTAATGCAGTGGCAGGAATTATCCGTGCAGTAACTCAAGCAATTCAAGGAAATTGGACTGGTGCATGGAATGAAATTAAAGGCGTGGCCAGCACAATCTGGAATGGACTTAAATCCCTTGCTTTTACTATTTTTAATGGACTTAAATCTATTATTACTGCTGTATTAAACGGTATTCTCGAAATATGGAATTCTATTTGGAATGGGATCAAGGGAATAACTTCGGCAGTCTGGAATGGTATTACATCAGTTGTTTCAAGCGGATTAAATACACTTAGAAGTTTAGCTTCTAATATTATGAGTGGAGTTCAATCCATATTTAATAATGGTTGGAATGGAATTAAAAGTGTATTTAGTTGGGGCGTTGATGCGCTTAAAGGTATGTTTAACTTTTCACTCTTTAATCAGGGTTATAGAATCATTAGCTCATTACTTGATGGTTTGCAAAGCGCATTTAGAAGCGTTCAATCTTTTGTCTCAGGAATTGGTTCATGGATTCAAAGCCATAAAGGGCCAAAGCAATACGACTTACACTTATTAATTCCAGCTGGTGGCTACATTATGAGTGGTTTCCAAAAAGGATTAGAAAATGGTTACAGTGATGTTCAATCCTTTATAGGTGGAATTGCTGATGATATAGCTGGTACATCATTTAATGCGCCAAGTTTGAATACGCAAAGGTTAGATTGGCAGATCAATCAACTTAATAGTAATATGCGTAATTCTTTGTCTGCTAATGTTGACCAACGCTTGAGTTTAGAAAAGCAACCGGCTTATATTGATTTAACTCTTGGTGGAACTGAATATCGAACATTTGTAGATGATATTAGTAGAGAACAAGGTAAACAAGCTGAATTTAAACGCAACTATAAATTTTAGGAGGTAGTTATAATGTATAAATTTAGAGATTTAGAACTAGCACGGTCTCCCACTGTGGAGACTAGACCAGCTGACGCTTTAAATTATGATGGGCATTGGTTAGATGATGAGATTGCTGAATTTAAAACATTGACTGTAAGTGGTCGAGATGATTTTAGTAGATCAATTAATACGGTTGAGTTATCTTCTGACGGCTCGCAATATTTAGGTTCAAGATTTACAGATAAGAAACTTGAAGTTAAGTTTTTCCTGGATTGTAATAACGCTACTGAATATGAAAATGCGGTTTCTAAGATTAAACAAATTCTTTACCCTTCTGAAAAGAAAATCAAATTTAATGACGAGCAAAATTATTACTACATTGGAACAGCAGACAGTTTTGTTCTTGATAACCCACTATATTCCACTACTGGGAAGATTAGTTTTACAGTAAGTAATCCCTATAAATTATCTGAAACCAAAAAAATAGAAGGTACAGGAACAACAATTACAATTCGTGATAGCGAATTGCAGTATCCTAATTTACCTTCTGTTTTAAAATTTGTTCCTACTACTGGTGGAGCAAATATTTCTATTAATAATGGTAAGCAACATAAGTCAATCAGTGCAAAGGTAGCATATTCAAGTGGTAATGAAATTATTTTTGATTTTAAAAAGCTAGAATTCTATGTAAATAAGGTATCTCATTTAATGGATATTGATTTGAGTTCAAATATTGGAGATTTTTATATAGCCGATGGCGATACAATAACTACTAATATTACTGGGAAATATGAATTAGATTATGAGGTGAAACGACTTTGATTTTTTACTTATTGAATAAAGGACAGCAAACAGTTAAATTACTAAATAATGATGAAACTATTGAATCTAATTTAGATGAAGCAATTAACACAGCTGGTGAATTAAAGTTTAGTTTGCCACTTCAAAAACGTTTAGACAGTAATATTTACTATGTACTTATTCCTGAATTTCACGGGAATGATTTCTTAATGTTTAAAATCATTTCCGAGGATGTTCAAAAAGATAGAGTAGAATATAGCGCTGTTGAATCCGCCTATGATGAACTTAAATCATATGAATACATTAAAGATATAAGACCACATCAAATGAATGCTGCTCAAATGCTTCAACAAGTACTTAAAAATACACGTTGGAGTTTAGGCTATGTAGAAGACACTGGTATTCAAAGTACAACTTTTTACTATGTGACGATTCTTGAAGCAATTCAGAAGATTGTTGATTTATTTAAAGTTGAACTTACTTTCACCATTCAGCTTGATCCAGTAACGCAAAAAATTACTGGTCGAAGAGTTAATTTGTATCAACAACAAGGTAGAAGAACAGGAAAAAGATTTGAGTACGGTTCAAATTTACTAACTGTTACTCGTGAAGAAGATAGTCAAAATTTAGTTACTGCCTTAGTAGGCCGTGGTAAAGGTGTTCAAGTTTCTGGTCAAGACACGGAAGATACTTCTGATGATGGCTATAGTAGAAGATTGACTTTTGCTGATGTTGAATGGAAGACGTCAGCAGGCGCTCCCGTTAATAAACCTAAAGGCCAAGAATATGTAGAAGATCCTAAGGCCACCGCTTTATATGGTTTTAGTGATGGGCATCCTAGAATTGGATTAGTAACTTTTGAAGATATTGAAGATCCTAATCAGTTAATTAACGCAACATGGTCAGCGTTACTAGAAGCCAAGCGACCAAAGGTATCTTTTAAAGCGGAGGTAACTGATGTCGGTAATTTACAACTAGGCGACACTATTGCAATTATTAGACATGATTTAGGTATTGAATACTTTACACGTGTTTATAAGGTTCATCACAATTTAAAAGATGAAAATCGAAACACTGTTGAAATGGGGGACGATTTTAGTAGTCGTTCAATAACTAGTGCAATTTCAAATGCTATTCAAATTTCTCAAGATGCAACAACGATAGCTAATACGGCTGCAATTGCTGCTAATGGTAAAAATAGAAATTTTTACAGTAATACTAAGCCTTTATTTGCTAATGAAGGTGACAACCTGTTCTTAAACCTAGGCAATGGCGAAACAGAAATGTGGGTTTGGCATCATGGTCAATGGGAGTTTGTTCAATCCACAGTTGAACTTCATACAGTTCAAAAAGAGGTAAAAGAAGCACAAGACGTCTTGAAAGATGCTAAGAAAGAAATAGCAGATAATCTTGCTAAGGCTGATAAAGATATTGCTGAACTTAACGCAAGTATTGGCAATCAGAACTCAAAGATTGAGGGATTGAATACTAGCGTTAATACTGTTGTTATTCCTAAAGTTACGGATATTACTAATCAGGTATCTGATGTAGTCACTAAAGTAAGCGAACAGAAAAATATTGTTACTGGCTTGCAAAATCAAGCAACTCAACAAGGTAAGGATATATCTAAGATCACTACTGATGTTCACGGTGTTACGGTTGATTTAGCTAACCTTAATGGGGATGTAAATCAAACTAAGGCTACTGTGCAAGGATTACAAACCACACTAGGTAATGCTCAGGGGGATATAGCACAGATTAAAGTGGATGCTAAAAAACTTTCTACTAGTTTATCTGGCAAGGTTGATAATTCCACGTATGCTAACTTTGTCAGTGCTACAAACAATGCATTGAATGCTAAGTTAGTGGCCAGTGATTTAAATGGATATGCAAAGACCACTGATGTTCAAGCCACGGCTAATGGATTGCAAGTAAATATAAATAGCTTAAGTGGTAAGCTAGATAATTTAGTTATAGGTAATAGGAACTTGGTACGTAATTCTGGTTTTCCTAAAAATACCGATTATTGGAGTGGACCGGAGATAGCTAATCATGATTTTTATTATTCAAAAACTAAGCCATTATTTTTATTGAAAAATAGTTCAAGCGAAGAAAACTATGCTGAATCGAATTACTTTCCTTTAAAAAGAAATACAACTTATGTAGTAAGTTTTAAAGGATTTAGTTCAGCTAATGTTTCTAGTTATGATGTATTTATTTTGTCTAGAAAATATGGTGAAACAAATAAATATTCTTCAATAAATCACGTAATTGATGCTAAAAGATTATCTCCCAGCAAAGTAGATTATATAAAAGACTTAACTTTTAATTCTGGGGAAAATGATGAAGCATATATTAGATTTGATAATAATGGATCAACAAATAACGAAACAGGTTGGTTATTTTTTACAGAAGTTAAAGTCGAAGAAGGAAATAAATCGACAGCTTGGACGCCAGCGCCTGAAGACGAACAAGAACGTGTGAATAGTATAACTTCACAACTATCGGCCCGTATTACAGCTAACAGCCAGCAATTTAGTTCATATTATTCTAAAACTGATGTTGACCATAAAGTAAGTGGCGTGCAGAGCCAGATTACTCAGAATGCAACGGGATTACAGAGTGTGGTTGCTAAAGTTGATAATATCAGGATTGGTGGAACCAACCTTATTCGTAATTCTAATTTTGATACGAATTTACATGGATTCTGGCAGACAAATGGTAATTATGTAGTTAATTGGAAATCACCTGGAGTAGAAATACCTAAAGGTGATTTAATTCAAAACATTCCAGCAAAACCAAATACCACATATACTTTTAGCTTTGATTTGATATATCAGGATGTAACAGATAAAGGTAATAATCAATTCTTCTTTGTTGAATATAAAGACTCAAACTGTACTAAGACAACCAATACTTATGAAGATCATCGATTTAGTGGGAATAATTTTCCAAATACAGCAGGTCGAAAAGATAAAAAATTAACTTTTACAACACAAAGTGATTGTTATGGGCTAAAAATGTATATTCGACAAGATAGTAGTAAAAATAAACCTTTTCATATCGCTAAACCTAAGCTTGAGGAGGGAAATCAAGCTACTGATTGGAGTCCATCTCCTGAGGATAAAGCCAATCAGTCTGATTACTCTGCTTTAAACCAAACTGTGAAAGGATTGCAATCTACAGTTTCAAGCAACTATGGGAACTTACAATCACAGATCAGTCAAACAGCTGGAACTATCCGTAACGAAATTACTAACAAAGTAAGTGGCGTGCAGAGCCAAATTACTCAGAATGTCAACAATTTAAATCTTCGAATCAACAATACTTCGCGTAATTTGGTTTTAAATTCTGGTAATTTTCAGAATTTAAATGGATGGTATACGAATTCAAATGGTAGTTTAACTTTAGGAAAACACAGCTTTTGGAAAAATAGTACGGAAAACGTTCTATGGATAAATAATCCATCTAAAACTAATGAAGTAATTGTAAGTAGCGCAAGGTTTTACGTTCAACCACATACTACTTACACTATTTCTTTCTATGCTTTTGCTTCTGTAAACGTTAGAAATAGTGATCTTTATTTTTTAGGACGAAAAAGAAATAGCAATAAAGACTTTGAATATATCATTCAGCCTATAAATTTACGTCGATATTCGCCTAGTCATGCTGAATACGTTACAGTTACTATTAATACTGGTGAATCTGAAGAAGGATATCTTAGATTTGATAATAATGGTTCAACAGATGGTAATAGTAACTTGCTAGGTATTACTGATATTCAAATGGAAGAAGGTTCTGTAGCTACACCTTGGAAACCGGCCATTAACGACCAAGTTTTAGCCCAAATTAATGTAGCAGCCGGCAATACCTTGATTCAAAACGACAAAATCTACATGGATGCTTCTTCTACTGTATTTAGTGGTAAAGCATTCATCCCTAATGCAGCGATCACAAATATTTCAGCAGATAAGATTAATACAGGTACGCTTGACGCGGGCAGGATCAACGTGATCAATCTAAATGCGAACAACATTACTACGGGTACTATTAATGGTGCTAACTTGAAGATTAATCTTAACAGTGGTGAGATTCTATTCCAAAAAGGCCGTATTGCTTCCACTAATGGAAATCTGAATATTGATCTTAACAATGGAACTATGAGCGTTACAAACTATTGGGGAATGGGTGTATTTTTCCAAGATGGACAGATGATTTTGGATGATAGAAATTCTTTAGGTTTAGCGGGATCTTATTCTGATGCTAATCCCAAGTATGGAATAATAAAACGTTCATATGACATTTTTTCTGAAGGGGTATACGGGATGGACTTGCTCTCTCCAAATGCCGTAAGTATAAAAACCACGAATTATGATGGCATAATTAATACAGGTACCGGACTAGATTCCACAAAAAATGGCGCTGTTATGACGGTTACTAAATATGGAAATGCCACAATAAATAGTGCAAATACTACTTATTTAACCGGTGGTCTTAAGTTCAATCAGAGTAAAGTTATGGTGGGAGAACGTCCACATATTTGGATTGGAACTTTTAATTCAAAAGTTGGAGATCGTATTGAAATAGATGCTAATTATGTTCATATGCCAACTACATATTGGAGAACGACTGGTGCAGCGCCTAATCTGCATATAGCAGACGATGGTGCCCTAGTGCGTTCAACCTCAGCATCAAAATACAAAACCAATATTCAACGTAGCTATTCAACCGAATATGGCGATAAACTTTTAAATTTGCCTACAGCTATTTGGACCGATAAAGGCCAAAAGGAAAGATATGAGGCCGGTAAACGTCATATCAAACCTGAAAAATACTTCGGCATGATTGCAGAAGACTTAGCTGATGCTGGCTTAGATCTCTTAGTTAGTCGAAATCCAGAAACACATGAAATCGAAGGTATTCAATATGAAAGAATAGCGCCTGCGCTCTTACCAGTAATTAAGAAATTAAAAGATAAAGTAAATAGATTGGAGAAACAAATAAATGAATAATGACAACGCAATTTCACAAAAATTAATTAACAAGTTAGCGACTAGTGAGTATAACAATGCAATTTTACAAGTGAAAATTGATGAACTAACTCAAGAAGTAAACCAATTAAAGGCAGAAAAGGAGAACAATAAAGATGTTAAGAACAAGTAAATCAATCGCAATTTCAGGTCGTTCAATGGTAGAAGATAAGCAAGTAGCTACTTTTAATGCCAATATTTATGAAGCTAATGCGTCTGGTGGTAGTGATAACATCAATATGATTATTACTGACCGTGATCTATATGATAAGAATAAATCTGCTGTACGAAAAGACTTACAAGACTTCCAAGCTAAAGTATGGTCTGCACAAGATGAGGTAATGGCAGAAAGTGATGAGAAAGCAAGTGAATCATAATGAGCAAAGAAGTGGAGCAATTATGGGAGAATGTAAAACATAATCCTCTTCATTTGATTATTGGTTTGATGCTAGTTTTATCTGGCGGATTTCTCTTGATTTGTGATGATTTTTTCTTATGGCCACCCGAATGGACTAACTTTTTTAATAATGACTTGATTGACGCTATTGCAATTGTGATTGGCGTCTTTTATTTTGCTTACGTTTTAGCTGGCGCTAAAAGTCCGTTAGCAAATATTTGTCTGCTAACTACCAGCGCTTTTCTTTTAACAATCCTTATTGTTTTAGAAATTGGATATGTATTAGCCTTTCAAAATTATTCATTATTAATGGCAGCTATTTATCAATTTGGAATTTTGCTGTTAGTTCAAGTATGTGCATCAAGATCACCTGGCATGAAAAGAAAGTAGGGATAGGAAGTGCAAGAATGGATTGATTTTGTTCAAAAAATCGCGCTTCTTATTTCTAGTGTTGTGGGATTATTAACGATTTTTAATACTTTAAAACAGACTGATTATTCGAATGCTAAGGAAAAGAAAGAAGAGCTAAAAGAAGATGTAGAACTATATCGTAAACGATGGCTTCAGGCAGAAGAAGCTTATGACAAGCTTTTAAAAGATAGCGAGAGGCTTAAAAGACAAGTTACTAGATTAGAAAGTAGGAAAAACAATGAATAATAAGTTAGAGAAGGAATTGGAGAAGCTAAACGTAAAGCGAGCAAAGCTATCTCAATTTTTGTCAAAGCAAAATAAACAGACTGTATCTGCTAACCAATTAGAACTATTGAAACAACAAAAACAAGTAATGGCTAAATATGCGAAAGTTTTAAAGCTACGTATTAAAGACTTAAAGGAGACTAAATAATGAATAGCATTTTTATTGATGTATCTGCAGTAATTGTTGCGCTAGTAGTTTCATATTTTGTGTTTTGGTATCAAAAACATAAGACAGAAATTGATAAAAAACGAGCTAAAGGAGATGCTTTAGCTTTTGTAGTTGATACTTTGGGTCAAGTTGCTACCAATGTAGTTTATGATTTAAAGGATAGTTCAGAAAAAGGTGCTGAAAAGAAAGAACAAGCTAAAGTTAAAATTAAGAATTTTTATGCAGATGCTCATTTACCAGCACCTAGCGATGACCAACTTTCTGGTGCAATTGAAAAAGCGGTAGCTATAATGAAGTTATCCAATGAAGGTGGAAAGAATGAATAAAGTAGAAAAAAGAAGTTATGGTATAGATGTATCCAGTTTTCAAGGAACTGATTTATCAGCTATGGCCAGAGCAGGTGCTAAGTTTGCTATTGTGAAAACTTCAGAAGGATTGGACTATAGAAATCCAAAAGCCCAAGCTCAGGTAGAGAGTGCCAAAGCTAATAATATGATAACCATGGATTATCATTATGCAAGATTTAGTAATGATCCTAATTTGGCAGTTCAAGAAGGAAACTATGCAGTATCATCAGCTAAATTAGTTGGCATTGAGCCGGGCAGTTATCTAGCTTGTGACTATGAACAAGGAAGTGGAAATGAAACTGGAGGTAATCGTGAAGATAACACAACTGCAATTTTAAAGTTTTTAGATACAATCGTGAGTGCAGGGTATAAGCCACTGTTATATTCTGGAGCTGCGCTTATGAAAAATAAGATTAATACGGCTAGAATTTTGGAAAATTACCCTAATTGTTTATGGGTTGCTGCTTATCCTTATAAAGGGGCAACAAATACTCCGGATTTCAATTATTTTCCTTCTATGGAGGGCGTGATTATCTGGCAGTTTACGAATAACTGGCGTGGTATGGATGTGGATGGAAATATTAATTTATTGGAATTAGAAACTACAGTATCTGTATCACAACCAGCTAAAGTACCTGTAGTACCTAATAGTTGGATTGATAATTTTGGAGATAAGTGGGTTAAAGAGGATGGTACTTTTATCACCGATCGCCCAATTAATTTGAGAAAAGGAGCCAAGCTTACTAGTGACATTATCACTACCTTACCAGCTGGTTCAGTAATTAAATATGATGCCTATAGTAGACATGATGGTTATGTTTGGATTAGACAACCACGTGAAGATGACCAATATGGCTATTTAGTTTGTCGTCAAGGAAATACACCGTGGGGAACATTTAAATAA